CTCTTATATAATATATTTTCGTAAAAATAAATTTAATAATATAATATTATTACTGATTTTCATTATTTACATTTTTTAATTTATACTATTTCTATGGATTCTATTTCATTCTCATATAGTTCAATGTTATATTCATCTTTTTTTATTTCTATACTTGCTATCTCTGGTTCGTTATCTAAAGCTTGTGTAAATCCTTCATATGGTCCAATAATGATATTCCCATCAACAGTTTTTATTTTTAACTTAAGGTTATTATCTAGCTTATAAGTTTTCATTATATCTCTTAATGTCTCTACTAAGTTAAACATGAAATCACCTCTTTAATTAGGAACTATATGAGTTCCTTTTTTAGAATAATGTATTTTAAAGTTATTTGTTTTGGTTTCTGAACCATCTAACATACTTACATTAACACCTATTTCCTTATCTGTTTTTATTATTTCTTTTTTTCTCCAATTACCTTTAGAATCCATATCTAAATCACCAGTACCAGCATACTTATTAATAAGTTCTTGTGCCTCTTCTAAAGATATGGTTAAATAACTTCTACCTTCAATGTAGTTATTATGTCCTAAAATATGTTTACCTTGTTTCCCAACCTCTATTTTTAAAGGTTGATTATTCTTAATGAAATCTCTTATTTCTTTAATTTTAGCATTTTGAAACTTTTGCTTCAATACTTCTGCCTCTATATTAGCATCCTTAATATTTAAGCCTTCTCTAGCTTTTTCTCTGTAATTATTTCTTCTAAGCTCTTTATTACTTTCTAAATGATTCTTTAAAGCTTTTTCTAATTCTTTAACCTTTTTACTTGCTATTTCTTTATTCTCTTCATCACAAGTACCAACTTTAAATCTATTCCACTTTCTTAATTGTCTTTCATAGTATCTTTGTTTCTGTTCAGCTTCATAAAGTTTAATAGCATCTTCACCATTAGGAACTACTGGAAGCCTTGTTATAACAGGGAAGTACGTTGCTAATGTATGCCTACAGTTAGGATGTAAGAATCCTTTTCCTATAGCCTCACTTAATAATGAATAATCTCCATCATTTTTAGTACCATGACAAAATATATCATCAATCAATACTTTTCCTTGCCATGGCTCACACATTTTACAAGTATTAGCATGAGCCGTAACAACTACTAAATGTATTCCATATTCATCTCTTTTCTTTCCTTCACCTAAAAATGTAGCTCTTTGACTTGCTGTTCTTAAACACATCTCTGCATAACTAGTAATATTAACTTGTTTACCATTCTTATAAGTTATACTATTTATACCTTTCTCAAGAAAATCCTTAGTAGCCATATCTATAGCTTGATTAATAGTCTTAGTACCACTTTGCAAATATACATGAGTTTTAAATATTATTTGCCTATATACATCATCCATCTTTCTTAAAACTGACATTTGAGCCTTTTTTAAATCATTTGTAACAGTTTCCTGTAATGCATTAAGTTTCTTTTCGTTAATACCAAAGAAGTTTTCTTCAACTTGTGGAGTAGTCTTTTTCCCTAGCTCTTTAGCAATATACTCTCTAACTGTTTGAGGTTCTTTTATATTCTCTGGAAACTTTATCTTTACTTCATCTATTAACTTTTCTGTATTTTCTTGACCTTTAGTAAAATTCCCTTGAATCTCTCTGTTTATAGCTTCTTGGATAGGCTTGTTATATTCCTCAACTAGTTTCTTATTTCTCTTTCTATACTTTTCAATTTCTCTAAGCTTAGTCCTTTGCCATTGTTCCCATTGAAATCCTTCTTTACTCTGCTCGGCTTGATGAAAATAAAAAGCCCTATGCATACTAGAAATTAAATCAAGCTCCATTTGCTCGAATATATTTCTAATATCATAAGACTTATCTCTTTCCTTTTTAGCATTTTCTTTTATTTTATTTTCAGTAATTCCTCTAAGTATATCAGCTAATAATTGTATATCCTTATCCCTCTTGTCCATCTGTTTCAACCTCATTATCATCAGTATATGAAATATCAGAATCATCTACTGTCTTAGGTTCTTCAGCTACAAGATAGCCATTCTGTTCCTTTATTCTTTTTATCTCTTCTTCCTTTTCTTCATCTGTCCATGTATCTCCATACATTTCCTCAATACATTGCTCTATAGACATTACTCCATAGGTTTTAGCTTTCCCTATAGTTTCTACTACTGTATCAAAGCTAGGACTTGCATATTCTCCAAATACAATACTTACTTCATATTCTCCAGTATTCTTTTTATTTAATACATCATTGGTCTTTAGAATTATATTAACTAACTCTGGTATAACTTCTGTTAATATATCAACTAATTTACCTCTAGTATATAAAGTAGTCTTTTCTTTCTCCCTTTGAGCTTCTGCATTATCTGTTTTCTTAAGATCTATTCCTAAAGTGCTAGGACTTATTATACCTTGTAGACACATATCAATAGCATTTGAATAACTTTCAACATAAGCCTCATAATTTATATTAGCTTGCTTCATATCTATCTCATTCTTTGCATCTTCTGAAAGGCTAGAGCCTACTTTTAAGAATCTATTATCAAATGGATTAGGCTTCATTAAGTTACCGTTAATATCCTTAGGAACTAAATCCTCTGGTATATACTTTTGAACTCTTCCATCTCTTATGGCATCTATCCATTGACTTATAACTTCATCTAATGCATCAAAGGCATCTGATTTATTATCAAATATACTTTTACCTCTTCCCTCAAACTTAGGAGATTTAAAAAACATTAATGGTACTGCCATTATAAAGTCGCCTTCATATGTTGCATTTCCAAGCTCTCTAGTTTCATCAAGTGTATTTAAAGAAACCTCATTACCATTACTATCATACAAATTATAGTTTATATATCCTTTTCCATAAGTTTCACTTAATTTATATTGTCTATTATTTTTAGTATAAAAAGTATAGAACTTTATTTCTTTTAATCTTCCTCTTTGAGTTATATATTCAACTTTATCACCATCGAAAAACTCTATTATTGGATATTTGCTTATCTCTGTATCTATAGATAGTTTAAAAGCTCCATCACCACTAACTAATGTAGTAGCAATTATATCACCTAACATATCATCAAACTTATTATCTTTTCTTATTTCTTCCCATAATGTATTATCAGCCTCTCCAGTAACCTCTATACTATCTAAGTCAGCTACAACTATATCACTTAGCTTATCGGCTATCATTGCAGGTAATCCACTATGTATTTTTCTTATACTTAAATCTTCACTTGGAACAGCACTCCAAAACCTAGCTTTATTTACTGGATCACTACTTATATTCTTAAAGAATTGGTCCAGTTCATATGGTTCTCCCCTATACCAAAGCTTATTTCTAATTACATTAGTTTCATAGGTATAAGCTTCTTGTATAGTAATAGGATTAGTTAATGCTGGTTGAACATTTAAATATTTAATTGCTGCTTTAGTTAACATACTCTTAAACCACCCCATTTCTATTCCTCCTTATAATCTCCTATTAATTTTCTAAAAGGTATCCATGCATACTGACTAGAGTTAATTGTATGGTCATTTGCATCTTCTGGCTCATATTTATCATCTTTCCAACTATAGCACTCTAACTCCCTTATATGCTCCTTACAACTATTTAAAACATAATAAAATACTTTACCATTGGTATTAATCCATCCTAAAGCTAAATGTATTCTATCTAATATAGTTACTTTCTTATAAGAGTTAATAAAGTTATACATACATGGATTAGTTCTCTTAAACTTCTTAAGCTCCATTATAGTTGCTTGATCTGCTGAATCTATAAATACATCTCTAGCAAATCCCCATTCTTTTCTATTCTTTTCTAAGAACTTAAAGTATTTAGGAGCTATATCACTAGGAGCTAATTGAGTTTCTAAGTCTTTATTGTTATATACCTCTTCATCTAATACAATTAATTCTTTCTTATATGTAATACCTAAGAAAGTAAATGCAAAGGTATCAGGACTATTTTGAGAATATGCTGTATCTAATCCTGCTGTAAATTGAACAAACTTTAATTTCTTATCTTTTATTTGTTTAATAACATAATCTTTAGATAATACATTACTCTTTCTTTCAAAGTTACTAAATATTAAACCTGTTGCTCTTCCTCTTAACCCTAGTATCTTATTCTTATATAGCTTAGTTCCTTTAGGAGCACTCGTCTTTTTCTTTTCAATAGCTTCCTCAATTAATGATGCATTATCATAGAAAGTAAAAAACCAGTAGGTCCAATTAGGTTTCTCTTCTGAATTGAGTTGCCCTAATATTTCTACTGGTACATCTTTCTTATATTTTTCTAATGGTCTACAGCAATTAATAAACTCTGAATATATAGGTAAGTTAGGATCATCTGGATTAAGTGTCATCATAAGATAATCATTTCTAGTACATATCTCTCTAACAAATTCAATACTAGCTGTGTTAACCTCATCTATAAGTACACAACCAAATTGAGAACCTAAGGCCATTTTCCACTTATCTACATTATCATAACCTAGTATGTATATTATTTTCTCACCATTAGGAGTTATATATCTTATATGAGGTATTTTATTATACTTATCACCATTACCGTTATACTTGACTAAATCACCAAATACATCAGTAATCCCGTATTCTTTTTGTATTAAGTTCTTTTCAGCAACTCCAGTTGTTTTAGCAGCAATAACATGCATTTTCTTAGGAGATTCCGCAACCATAAGCATAAACTTTAATATTCCTACTGTAGTTTTTCCTGCTGCGGTTGTTCCCTCCAATGCTTCTACTGGTGCTCTATGCTCTAAAAAGTCTAAATACTTATCTGATAACTTATATTCATTACTCATTTTTATTTCTTTCCTTAATTTGTCCTAATATAGAATCTAACTTAGCTGTAGAGTTAGTATTGTTCTTAGAATTATCTTTAACTATTCTTGATTTTAATACTTCAAGTTCTACTTTCTGCTTATCAGTAGCTATATTCATATGATCACTTAACCATTGAAGAGCTTTCATCTTATCATGTAACTTAATCTTAACTCCGTCCTTTCCTTCTGATACTTCTTGTAATATGCTAGTATCTAATTCTTTACTATCATTAAGTTCAACTACATTATATTCATAAAAATCCTGCTCTCCTGTATCTGGATTAATAACTGGAATATCTTCACCATCATCGTTTTTAGTCCATCTATTTTTACGAACCTTCTTAAATGATAAGTAATCTCCAATGTCACTAAAGGCTATATCCATATACCTTTGGAATATATCTTCTTCACTTAACATTAACTGATTAAGTTTATGTTGCTTTAGTTTTTCTATTTCTGATTTTATACAAGGATTTACAAGGAGCTTATACCCTTCTGAATTAGCAACTATATAGCTAGAACCATAAGCTTTCTGATATGCTTTAGTAGCATTAAAATACTTTATATAATAAATGCAAAAAAGCCTTTGCTTATCAGTAAGTTCAGTATTCCCTAATACCTCTTTAACTTCTTTTGCAACAGGCTCTTTAATCTCTCTTTTTATATTAGTTTTATTCTCTTCTTTCGCAACGTTGCATTTATTTTTACGTTGCGTTGCACCTTCCCAGTTATATCTCCTTTTCCAACTTCTAACCGTTCCTTCTGCAACTTCTAACTCATTTGCTATATCCTTAAGCTTATATCTCTCTTTAAATAATTCATAAGCTTTATTTACCTTTTTATTAGGTGCTCTTGCCAATAATCAACACCTCACTTTTTCATTTGATTGCTTTTTATTGTCGTAACATTAACTCTAAAAAGAACTTTAAACTTATTATCCTCTGGATAAATACATGTCATATTTTGCTTTATAATAAATTTATATATGCTTTCATATTTATTATCAAGCAAATCTTCATACCCTATTTTTATTTTTCCAGTTACTTCTTCTATTTTTAAAGGGCCTCTTGCTACCATCCCATCTATTATCATCTCTAACCATTTTACACTCATTTTTTCTTTCCCACTTACTGCAACACTATTAATAGAAAAATTTTTTTCATATTTACTAACAACTATATGATTTTCTATATTAAAAGAATTATTAATAATTATTATGTCATTTTCTTTATCAACTTTTAAATTGTTCTTTAATTGATTTAAATCTACTATATATTCTACTTCTATATTTTTTGCTACACCTGCCCCTATGTTATTTACTTCCATGATAATATTTGATTTAGTACCATCTTTATCTACCTCAACATCAACCCACTCATTATTCGTAATAACTATGTGTGGCTTAATACTTAATAGTCTTTGAGCTCTCATTTCTTTCAATGTTTTAAATGTTAATATCATCCCTCCTAATGTAATCATTGTTAAAACTATATTTATAATATCACTTATTGATATTTGATTTGAAAAAGTCATTCCATCCCCTCCATCCAAGTTTATTATACATTACCACAAATATAAATATTAATATAAATTATGTTATATAAAAAAAACCTAGCCTAAACTAGATTCTTTAAAACACATCATCCTTTGTAATCCCTTCCAAAGGAATATTAATTTTATCATATTTTTAAAATACCAATTCTTTCCTTTTTCTTTGAATTTCTTCTATTATTGAAGAATTAAGAATTAATGCTAATTTGCTTGCTTTTAATATTACACCTTCTTCATCATTAAATAGTTCTTTTAATTTTTTATCATCATAATTATGTAAATCTAACAATAACTTAGTTGTATAATTAATAATATTATTAACATTTTCTATTACTTTATCATTAATATCTCTAATTATATATGATTCTATACAAGCTCCTTTTATAATCATATTTCTAGCATATTGCTCTAAAATATCTACATTTTGTATACTTATATTCCTAATAGCGTCTATATCTTTATTTAAATTATTAAGTGTAACTTCTTTTAATTTATATCTTAAGTACTTTTCATATCCATAGACAGTTTCATACAAATCCTTTAAATATTCTATTTCTTTGCTATTAATTGTTATCATTCTTTCTTTTCTTATACATTCTAAATTCTCTTCTTGTATTTTTCTAGTCATCAAAATATTTTCCTTTTGATGTTCTCTTGCCAATGAACTAGATATGTATAATGCGATTAATGTTCCAGCACCTCCAAAAATTCCACCTATATAGCTTCCCCAAAAAGATATCCACCCATCATTACTTGCTTTAGATGGAAAATCACTTTCTATGACTACCATATTTATTGAAAATGGTACAACTATACCTAATACTACTATTATCAATAATATACAAATT